AGCGATATCGCGTCCGTCGAGCTGACGATTGACACCTCAACGGTGATGGCGACACAGGATTACGTTGACGGGAAACTCGCGGAGCACGAGCAGTCGCGCCGCCATCCGGACGCGACCCTTGCTGCGAAGGGCTTTACACAGCTCAGCAGCGCCATTGACAGTGCCTCCGAAGTGCTCGCTGCAACGCCGAAAGCGGTGAAGGCGGCGTACGACCTGGCGAAAGGGAAGTACGCGGCTCAGGACGCCACCACGGGGCAAAAGGGTATTGTCCAGCTCAGCAGCGCCACAGACAGTGTGTCAGAAGTGCTGGCGGCGACGCCGAAGGCGGTAAAAACGGCGTACGATCTGGCAAACGCCAAGTACACCGCGGTGGATGCCACTACGGCACAAAAGGGACTCGTTCAGCTCAGCAGCGCTACTGACAGTGTGTCTGAGGTGCTGGCGGCGACGCCGAAGGCGGTGAAGGCAGCCAATGATAATGCCAACGGGCGAGTACCGTCTGGGCGAAAGGTGAATGGCCGCGCGTTAACTGGCGACATTAATGTTACTTCACAGGATATTTTTAACGGTCAGGCGGCAGGGATTGGTAATGCAGAAGATCTGAATGCCTATACCACACCTGGGTTGTATTACCAGCCAGCGAATGCGCAGGCGCAAACCGGTAAAAACTACCCTGAAGCAAATGCCGGTTCACTGGAAGTCTATAAGCATGCCGGTATTACACAAATTTATCGAATTTATAATAATTCTCGCTCTTACATTCGTACCCTCTACGGCGGAACGTGGTCGGCCTGGACAAAACAGTATGACGCGGCCAATAAACCCACGGCGATAGATGTTAGTGCCATCCCACTGGCGGGCAGCACCGCTGTAAATGGCGTGGTAAGAAACTCAGCTGAATTTCAAAGTATTTCGGCCAATAGCTATCGCATGGTATATGGCAACTACGGTGCATTTTGGCGGCAGGATGGTAGCAATTTATATCTCATGCTGACTAATAGCGGAGATCAGTACGGCAGTTATAACAGCCTTCGCCCTTTAGCGGTTAGCTTGTCTTCTGGTGATGTAACCATGGGTAAGCTGAACTTAACAAATTTTCAGTATTTCGATGCTCGTTATTATACCAAAGCGCAATCGGATGCAGCCTACATGGCGAAAACGGGCGCATATACCAAAGCAGAGAGCGACGGACGATTTCAGCCCAAAGGGAATTATACGCCTGCAGGTGAGGCTTATACAAAAGCGCAGAGCGATGCCCGCTATGGTCTTGTCAATGGCATCCGCCGTGGTGGTCAACAGCTTCGAAATCCCACCGATATTTGGTTTGGCAACTGGGAATCTCCGGCAGGTTGCGTTGTTACGGGCATAACAATGGAAAACAGGAGCGATGGTCGAAAGCTCGGAGTTTATTACCGTCAGATGCAATATTTTAATAAACAAACAAATGCGTGGGTCGCTGTGGGAGATTAGTAATGGATCAGTTTATTAATCCAGTTATTTATAAACTTGAACATGTTGAAATAAACGGCTTCATGCGTACCGGGCTATATTTTCATGATGAAAAAGGAAGAGACTGGTACGAGACTTTAATTGGGTGGAAAGGTGCTGTATCCCTCGATAGTGGCGGAATTGTTATTGCCTATGAAGAGGATGTTTCGTATATGGGGATGGAGGAAGGACGAAATGTTTATGAAGTCGAACCACTGAATGTGCCAGACGATGTGTTAGGAAACTATAAATACGAGAATGGTGTTTTTTATGATGTTCGCCCAGATGCCGCAACATTAGCAGACCAAAAAAGAAAGCAGCTGATAGAGGATGCCGGGCTTGCTATTTCAATTCTTCAGGATGCCGTTGAGTTAGGAGAGGCAACAGAAGGCGATACAGAGTTATTGCGCTTATGGAAAACATACCGTTTACGCTTGAGCCGTATCTCAATAGCAGCCGAACCAGAAATTCAATGGCCTAAGCCTCCATCAAACATATAACAAAAAACCCGCATTTCGCGGGTTTAATTTTAAAGCATTCCTCATGGTTTTTTTTAGCGCCAGCACTTACAAAGAAATTGAGCCAGTAAAAAATAAAACAGTTTCCATCCAAAATCCAGAATAAAAATTTCATTATCATTTTCTTTTTGTTGGCCTAACAATAACGACACCCCCCTCGTTAATAATGTTTACTGGCGTTCAATTACCTCTGATGCAGACAATGGGACTCACTCTATGTTGTGCTGCTCTCACTCCAACGGCATTACGTTTAATACCTCCTCCGCTCAAGAGAAAATAGCCTCACCACCTAACCACGGAGTTAAACAGATGGGCGACTATCACCACGGCGTGGAAGTCATCGAAATCAACGATGGCACGCGCACCATTTCCACCGTCTCGACGGCAATCATCGGTATGGTCTGTACGGCCAGCGATGCTGACGAACAGACATTTCCGCTTAACGAGCCCGTGCTCATTACTAATGTGCAATCCGCCATTGCTAAAGCCGGTATACAGGGGACGCTGTCCGCTTCCCTCCAGGCTATCGCTGACCAGTGCAAGCCGGTCGTTGTGGTTGTGCGCGTGGCCGAAGGTATCGACGACCCGGAAGACCCGGAAGCGGCGCAGAAAGAGACTATCTCTAACATCATCGGTACTACCGACGAAAACGGCAAATACACTGGCCTGAAGGCGCTTCTGACCACGAAAACGGTCACCGGCGTTAAGCCGCGTATTCTCGGTGTTCCGGGGCTGGATTCGCTGGAAGTGGCCACCGCGCTGGCGGCGACGTGCCAGAGTCTGCGTGCGTTTGGCTATGTCAGCGCATGGGGCTGTAAAACCATTCCTGAGGCGATCAACTATCGCAAAAACTTCAGCCAGCGTGAGCTGATGGTCATTCACCCGGATTTCCTTGCGTGGGATACCGCAACGAACGCCACTAAAACGGCCTGGGCAACTGCGCGCGCGCTTGGCCTGCGTGCCAAAATCGACCAGACCACTGGCTGGCATAAAACCCTGTCAAACGTGGGCGTCAACGGCGTCACCGGCGTGAGTGCTTCCGTCTCCTGGGATCTGCAGGAACAAGCTACCGATGCCAACCTGCTTAACCAGGCTGGCGTGACGACGCTGATTCGTAATGACGGTTTCAAATTCTGGGGCAACCGCACCTGCTCTGACGATCCGTTATTCCTGTTTGAAAACTACACCCGTACCGCGCAGGTGCTGGCCGACACCATGGCAGAAGCGCACGCATGGGCGATCGATAAACCCATTACCCCAACGCTGATTCGCGACATCATTTCCGGTATCAACGCCAAATTCCGCGAGCTGAAAACCAATGGCTACATCGTTGACGGCTCCTGCTGGTATGACCCGGAATCGAATGACGTGTCGACCCTGAAAGCGGGGAAACTGTACATCGATTACGACTACACACCTGTTCCGCCGCTGGAGAATCTGACCCTGCGCCAGCGCATCACCGATACCTATCTGGCAGATCTGTCAGATTCGGTTAACAGCTAAGGAGCTGAAGCATGGCGTTACCACGCAAACTTAAATATCTGAATATGTTCAACGATGGCCTGAGCTACATGGGCGTGGTTGAGTCTGTCACCTTACCGAAGCTGACCCGCAAGCTGGAGAAGTATCGCGGTGGCGGTATGCCGGGCTCGGTATCCGTCGACCTCGGCCTGGACGATGATGCCCTGGCGCTGGAGTGGACCATCGGCGGTCTGCCTGACATCGCGCTGTGGGCGCAGTATGCCTCTCCGGGCGCGGACAGCGTGCCGCTGCGTTTTACCGGCTCTTTCCAGCGTGACGACACCGGCGAAATCTCTGCGGTCGAGATCGTGATGCGCGGCCGTCACAAAGAGTTTGATGGCGGTGAAAACAAGCAGGGTGAAAGCGGCACCACGAAGATGTCGACCGAGTGCGCTTACTACCAGCTCACCATCGATGGCAAAGAGGTCATCGAGATTGACATCATCAACATGGTGCTGAAAGTCGACGGTGTCGATCGTCTGGCGGAACATCGTAAGGCCATCGGCCTGTAATCCTTTAACCGGCCAGAATTGCTGGCCGGTTACTCCCCTTTTTGAGAGTAACAAGATGGAAAATATCAACGAAAGCGAAAATCCTCACACTGTCATGCTTGATAGTCCCGTTCTGCGCGGTGAGCAAAAAATCGAAAAAGTGATCGTCGTGAAACCCAATGCGGGCACCCTGCGTGGCGTATCGCTGGCATCGCTGGCGCAATCCGATGTGGATGCCCTGATTAAGGTACTGCCTCGGATGACCTCTCCAGCGTTGACCGAGCATGAGATTGCGCGTCTGGATGCCTCCGACCTGCTCTCTTTTGCCGGTAAGGTGGTCGGTTTTTTGTCACCGACTTCGGCTCGCTGAAATTTCCTGAAAACCTGTCGGTCGACGATCTGATGGCGGATATCGCGGTGATCTTTCACTGGCCGCCGTCAGAACTGTACTCCCTGAGCGTGACCGAACTCCTTATATGGCGCGAAAAGGCGCTGCAGCGAAGCGGAAACCACCATGAGTAATAATGTCAGACTTCAGGAGCTGCTGAGTGCCGTTGACCGGGCAACCCGACCGCTCAAGGCTATCCAACGTGCCGGCCTCTCTCTTGAGGGAGAGATTCGAGATTCGCAGGCGGCGCTGCGCGCGCTTGATGAGCAGGCGGGGCGTATTGACGGCTTCAGGAAAGCAAACGCCCGGCTCGCCGTGACGGAACAGTCGCTTAACCAGGCGAAACAGCAGGCCGCGGCGTTGGCGGTGCAGTTTAAGAACACGCAAAACCCCACCCAGGCGCAGGCAGATGCGCTGTCCGCGGCCCGAAAATCGGCAGCCGACCTTAAGCTTGAGTACAACAGCCTGCGCTACGCGGTACAGCGCCAGCGTACTGAACTCGCCCAGGCGGGGATAAACACGCGCACACTCTCGTCGGATGAGCGTCGTTTACGCACCCACCTCAGCGAAAAAACGCAGCAGCTTAACCGACAGCGGGATGCGCTGGTCCGCGTTAATCAGCAGCAGGAACGGCTGAATACCGTTCAGACTCGCTACGAGTCAGGCAAGCACGTGGCCTCGCGGGTGCATCAGCTGGCAAATGCGGGCGTGGGTATGGCAAAGGCAGGTTTTGACCAGACGTCCCGGTTTATGGCCCCCGGCATCAGTTTTGAGAAGCAGATGTCATCCATTCAGGCGAATCTTGGTCTGGCGAAGGGCGACGCCCGGCTTGAGGCCATTCGCCAGCAGGCGCGGGAGGTTAGCGCCAGCACCGGCGTCCCTGTCGATACGATCGCGCTGGCTCAGCGCGAGCTGGCTCAATCAGGCTTTGACGCCGATGGGCTTGTTTCGGCCACCGCGCCAGCGGTCAACCTCAGCCTGGCGGGGAATGTCGACGCGGCGAAAGCGGCCGATATGCTCGCCAGTACGCAGGCTGCTTATAGCCTGGCCAATAAAGATGCGGGGCGCATCGCAGACGTTCTGACGCGCGGTTTTACCTCTTCCAATACCAGCCTCGCTGAGATGCAGGCCGCCGTCACCTCTGCTGCACCCGCTGCGGATGCTTCCGGTCTGGATCTTGAAGAGACTACTGCGCTGCTCGGCGTACTGGCGGAAAAGGGGATGAAAGGTGCCGCCGCCGGGGATGCGCTCAGCACGATGCTGCGTCATCTTCAGGCGCCGGATGCGCAGCGTTCTGCCGCCTTAAATGCGCTGAATGTCCAGACTCACGACGGGCAGGGCAAAGCGCTACCAACGGCCGATATTCTGCAGGCGATCGCTGCGTCGTTTGAAAAGAACACGCTCGGAGCGGTGCAGCAGGCGGCATATCTGAAGACAATTTTTGGTCCGGATGCCATGCAAGGCGCGGGGACGCTGGTTTCCGCCGCGAGGAACGGATCGCTTAATGAAAAACGTCAGCAGTTGCAGGCAGCGAAGGGCAGTGCCGCGCTCGTGGCTTCCGTTCAGACCGATAATCTTGATGGCGATATCAACCGCTTCCAGGCCGCGTGGAGCGGGTTAAAGATAGATGTATTTGATAACGCAGAAGGTGCTCTGCGCACCCTGACCACCACCGCGACCGGGTGGCTCGGTACGCTCTCTCTCTGGGCGAACGCTAACCCTGAACTGACGCAAGGCCTGGTTGGCGTTGTTATCGGCGCACAGGCGTTTGCAGGCATATTGGGTGGGTTAGGCATGGTCGTCGCGCCGATCGTGGCGGGCCTAAACCTGGTCATTACCGCCGCGGGTATATTAGGCACAACCTTTAGCGTGGTCGGTGGGAGCGTGATGACGATCCTGGGGGCCCTTAGCTGGCCTGTCATTGCCCTGGGGGCTGCGATTGCTGCGGGTGCGTTACTGATTTTTAAATACTGGGAACCCATCAGCGCCTTCTTTGGCGGTGTGATAGAAGGGCTCTCTGCGGCCTTCGCACCGCTGGGCGAGATGTTCTCTCCGCTATTAAAGGCGTTTGATTTCATTGCAGAAAAACTGAGTGGAATCTGGCAGTGGTTCACCGATCTGATTGCGCCGATCAAGGCGACGCAGGAAACGCTCGACAGCTGCAAAAATGTCGGTGTGGCGTTCGGCCAGGCGCTGGGAAATGCGCTAATGGCACCGCTTGATCTCTTTAATAGCCTGAGCGGCAAAGCCAGTTGGCTGCTGGAGAAACTCGGCGTCATAAAAAAAGAGTCGGGCAATATCGACCCGGTCATGCCGAAAGCAGGCACATCCTCTGCTGAAGCTGGCAGTGCCTGGGACCCGGCGTCACCTGTTTACAGTGGCTTCATGGGATACCAGCCAATGGCAGCAGCGGGAGGACGTTCATACGTCGATCAAAGTAAAAGCGAATACAACATTACGCTGCAGGGGCATGCGGCCTCTGGAACGGACCTGACTCGCCAAATCCAGGAGGCAATAGAGAACAGTGAACGTGAGAAAGCGAGACAGCAGCAGGCTAGCTTTATGTATGGTTGAGGAGAGAGAAAATGTTAATGGTGCTGGGTCTGTTTGTCTTTGAACGACGAACGTTACCGTATCAGACAATGCAGTTTACAAAGGGCTATCGTTGGGCATCTAACGATCGCATCGGGAAGCCCAAAGCCTGGCAGTATCTTGGCGAAGGTGAGACCTCTTTCAGCCTTTCCGGATTACTTTACCCGGAGCTAACAGGAGGGCGGCTATCACTGAAGGCGCTTGAGCTGATGGCAAATGAAGGACGGGCATGGCCGCTGATAGACGGCACCGGCATCATTCACGGCATGTTTATCATTGAGAAAGTCACACATACGCATTCGGATTTTTACAATGACGGCACTGCCCGAAAAATTAATTTTACGCTGGAACTGAAACGCGTGGACGAATCGCTAATGGCGATGTTTGGCGACCTGAGAACGCAGGCTGAAGAGCTGGTGACGAGCGCTCGCAGTAGTATTGGAGGGCTGGTGGGATGATCACCGAAATGAATATCCGGGCGGGTGGGAAAATTGCCCCTGAATTTATGCTCAAGCTTGACGATCGTGATATCACGCAAAACTTCAGCCATCGTCTTATCAGCTTGTCCATGACTGACAAACGCGGGCTGGAAGCCGATCAGCTGGATATTCAACTGGATGATTCCAACGGATTGTTTGAGTTGCCTGCCCGCGGGGCAACGCTCTCCTTGTGGCTGGGATGGGAAGGAAGCCCTCTTCAAAAGAAAGGGAACTTCACGATCGATACGATTGAATTTCGGGGCGCGCCGGACACGCTGACCATACGGGGATGCAGCGCGGATTTTCGTGGGAAGCTGAACGTGCGGCGCGAACAGTCGTGGCATGACACGACCATCGGCTCGATAGTAAATACCGTCGCTCAGCGGAACCAGTTGACCGCCAGCGTCGCGGAGGAACTTTCGTCCATCACTGTTTCGCATATCGATCAATCTCAGGAGACTGACGCGGCGTTTCTCACCCGCCTGGCCGAACGCAACGGTGCATTCGTTTCAATTAAAGCCGGGAAGATTATTTTTATGAAAGCGGGCCAGGCCGTGACGGCCGGTGGCACACCGATTCCCTTGATGGTGATTGAACGTGGGGATGGCGACCGGCATCTTTTTTCCGTCGCCGACCGTGAAAACTATTCCGGCGTGACGGCCAAATGGCTGCAAACGCGCGATCCCAAAAAACAAAATCCTCAATTGAGTATTTCTCGATTGCCTGAAGAGCAGGCACCAGAGGCACTAGCGCATCCGGATGCCGCCGCGCCGATAGCGGGAGCAGAAGAAAAAGCTAAGAAGCCGCAGGAGATGCTGGTGGGATCGGCGGAGAACGTGTTTGAACTCACTACGGTCTATGCCTCTGAAGAACAGGCACTCCGGGCCGCAGAGGCGAAGTGGCGTGCGCTTCAGCGGGGAACGGTGAAATTTTCCATCCAGCTGGCGCTGGGACGCGCCGATCTGTTTCCCGAAACGCCGGTGCTTGTAAACGGTTTTAAACGCGTCATTGACGAGCAGGCGTGGATCATCAGCGAGGTGGTTCATACCCTCAGCGAGAGTGGCTTTACCACCAGATTGACCCTCGAACTGAACGCCAGCGACGAAAAATTTTCTGTCGATAGTGAGTAATTCATTTGCCTTTATTTTGTTTCTGGGTATTATTGATTCACAATTTGTGAATCAAGTGGAGGGGTAAATGTTTCATTGTCCTAAGTGCAAGCATTCCGCGCATGCGCGTACCAGTCGCTATTTAAGTGAAAACACCAAAGAGCGCTATCACCAGTGCACCAATGTGGACTGCAGCTGTACATTCGTGACGATGGAGTCCGTTGAGCGTCTGATCGCGTCCCCAGGCGACGCTGGGAATGCCCGAACGGCTTCGCTGGCTCAGGGCTAG